CCCAAAGCCATGCCGACATCTGCCAGCGATCTCGGAAGCCCCAGCTCAAGAGCCAGGATCATTGTGTCTCTCCACATCTCCGGAGGCATTTCTTTCTCTGTCCACTTGGCCAGACAGGTCCTCTCGAAATTGGCATTGAATGCTGTCTTTACGATGTGAGGATTGTGGAGGGCATCCATGAATTCAGTCAACATGGCTCTGCCCTCCTCATCGAGATTGTAGGTGTCAATCACCTGGACCTCTTCCTCATCATCGAAGGAATAGCCGATCAGGAGAATGTCAAAGTCCGGCGCTTCCGTGTACTTATAGACACCGGACTTTGTCAGATCAATGGATGAATAGGTTTCTATGTCCACACTCATCCTTTGATGCATTAGAAGTCCTCCTCATCATCCTCAAAATCATCTCCGCCGAAATCATCCTCTGCAGAAGCACGAGCTCCGCCAAGTCTCTCATCATCCTTGAGCTTCTGGATGTTGTTGAGACCAACACCGACACCCTTGTTGCCGTTGGAGTTATAAGGGAAGAAATTGATGGAAGCTCTTCCCCAGCATCCGGAATAAACCTCATCAGGATCCAAGATCTCATTCAGATCTCTGTCAACGATGCCAGGCTTCTGAGTGCTGTTTGCGTTGAGGAAAAACATTCCTTCATACTCAGGAGCTTCATCTGCTCTCTCATCATCACCATCGCGGAGAGGGAGCTTCAAATTTGCAGGCTTCTTTCCGCCCCACTTGGAGCCAATACCTTCCTGGACCGCTTCCTCGATTGCGGCTCTGATCTTCTTGATCGTTGCTTTGTCCTCCTTAGGAATGAGCAGGCAGATCGAGAATTTTGCATCCTGTCCCTGCTGGAAGCTTCTGCTCTTGAAGATGTTTACATAACTGAATCTAACCTTTCCGGTTACCACTTTTGTTGCCATTGATTTATCCTCCTATTATTTGAAATCTGCTTTTGCCGCATCTGCGGAATTCAATTCTTCTCTTTTGTCTGATTCGGGCACCAGCACCGGCTTTCCCTGAGGCTTCTCGATCAGCTCGCCAATGACCTCGGTGAGCTTCTTTTTGCCACAGTTTTTCTCAAGTTGTGTGATGCCATAGAGCTCATGCTTGAAGAGGATTGCCTCATCGAAGCCTGCTGCCTTGAGGAGCTCTGCAGCCTTTATCTGATCAGTGATTGTGCGATTGCTTCTGCCTTCCACAAGCTTCCAGCCATCGAAATGCTCTCCGGCGAGTGCCTGCTCAAGTGCGTAGGCCTGCACATCGGATGTCCACTTGGAAAGCTCCTCAGCCTGGCGGAGCACCTCTCCGATCTCATCTGCAGAAAGAAGATCCGGGCTCTTAAACTCCATCTTGGCCAGCTCAAGATTCTTCTCAGCTCTCTTCCTGCAGACCGCTTTTGCAGGGCACCATCTGCACCAATCTCCTGCATCGATCTCGCCTGTGCCATCATAGGCTTCTCTGGCAGCAGGCTTGACCACATCCTTCATCCAGCTCATGAGCTCCTCCAGAGGAAGCTCCTCGGTGCTCACATGGTCAAGTCTTGGCTGGATGATAGTCATGCGCACGGTGTCGAAGTCATACATTCCTTCGAAGAGATTGGCCGCTCCGGCTCCATACATCCTCAGCTGAGGATTGCCCTTGGCGGACACCTTCACACCTTTGCCATATTTCAGATCGATGACCTCGATCTTGCCATCTCCGATCACCACTGCATCGGATGTCCCGAAGCTCTCAGGAGCCCATCGATTCAGTGAGAATCTCTGCTCCACCATCAGCTCTGCATCCTTGCCGGCTGCAGCTAAGATCTCGACAACCTGGTCTCGATAGAAATCTGTTGCCTCTTCCATCTCACCATCCGGCTGATGCTTTTTGATGATCTTCTCCAGCTCCTTGAGGCTGATCTCACCGATGATCTGTCTCAGCTTTGCCTCCGCTATGCTGTGCGCCTTGGTCCCTTCATCGGCATATTCCGATGATCCGGGAGGCGGACACTGCTCTGAGAGTGCCACGGATCCGGGGCAATGGATCCATCTCTCAGCGCTGGAAGGATTCAGCCTGGCATGAACATCAGGCACCGAGCTCCTCCTCGGCCAAAGCCTTGAGAGCTTTCAGATCATCCAGCTCTTCCACTTCTGTCAGTGAATCGTGCCCCAGATTCTTGATCCATTCCTTTGCCTGGTTTTTACCGGTCTGCTTGTTGACCTTGGTGAGGAGCTTTCTGACCTCTACCTTGAGAGCATCAACATCGACCTTCTCCTCGGCTGTCCCGGTTTCCTCTGCTTCTGTCCCGGATTCGACCTCATCTGTCCCATTTTCGGGCTCTTTTTCTACCTTTTCGGGCTTCTTTGTCCCAGCCTTTTTGTCCTTTTTAGGCTCGGAAGCCTCTTCCTGTGCGGCTTTCGGCATTCTTTTTGAAACTTCTCCCTTGATGAAATCTTCGAGAATATTGTTTCCAGCGACATAAACTCTCTGGAATTCACTGATTTCATCCAAACTGTTGAATTCTACTGTGATTTTCATTTTGGATTCCCTCCTGTTATATTTTCGTGTGCTACATTGTCATGACATTGCTCTACACTCTCAAGATGACCACCTCCTTTGCCTGTGATCCGTAGGCGAATTGACCTGCCTTGCCGTGCTTCTCTTCCAGCTCCCTGGAGTAGGTGAGGATGTCAGAGGCATATCCGGACATCTCACACTCGCCCTGGGCGAAAGCTGATGCATCAGAATCGCCGTTGTAGATCATCAGCACGAGAGCGGCATCCTCATATTCATCGAAGAGCTCTGCCAGATAGTCAGCGGCCACATGCATCGAGCCATCCACAGTCCACATCTCTTCCTCTGTCACCTGGCATCGCTCCATCCGATCTGTGTGCCATCTGAGTGACACCTGCATGAGACCGACACAGCTTCCATTGACCGCTTCCGGATTGAATTCGCTCTCGCGCTTTGCAACAGCGATCAGGAATTCCGGACAGATGTTGTATTGCTCGCCATACTTCCAAGCTGCATCCTGGATGTCCTCCGGGATGTCCGGATCATAGAGATTGATCTTCTCCATCTCCGTGGCATAGGCGATCTCTTCCTGCATCACCTCATCCCACATCTCCTCATTCTCGATCTCAGCCCAGCGAGCTCTCTCAAGCTCAACCTCTCTGTCATATTCCCTGGCATCCTCAGCGAGTTGTCGCTTCTGCTCTTGCCACTCCTGCGCCGATCTGATATGTCCCCATCCGGCCAGAGCGCCGATCAGACATCCGATCAGAATGCTCAGAGCATTTCTTTTCAACTTTTTCATTGCTTTCCTCCCATCTGCGAATTGCATCAAGTCCGGCTCTCGCAAGCATCGTCAAATCCATCACTTCACCTCCATCAGCTCCTCGAATTGATCCTCAAGGTCCTTGTGCTGGAGATTGTCCCAGCAATCTGGACAGATCAGCGGATGCATCGAAAAGGCTTCATGTTCAGCTCTCCATTCGCTGATTTCCTCACCGGAGATCCTGTCTCCGCATCTCGTACATTTCTGCATCATCATCCTCCACTTCCACTCGCTCCCAGCCTTTGTGGCCATGGGAGATCGAGCTCAAAACACATGCAGCTGTTGTCCCGGTCATCTCAGCCAGCTCCTTTGCGGATCCTGCAACAGCAACCGGAAGCTCCAGCTCGTCTGTTGTTGTCCGCACATATAGCTTCATGAGCGCCTCCATTATTTTTTTTGTTCCAAAGAGGAGATAATCGGCTGATACCTGGAGCAGGCAGCACATCCTGGCCAAAGTCACTGCATCAGGCGAATGGTCTCCATATTTGTATGCGTAGATTGTTTTTCTCTCCTTGCCGGTGCATTCACAGAGCTGCCTCGTGGTGATTTCTCGCGCCTCGATGGCCTCTGTCAATCGTTCTGGAAAGCCCTGCAGGAATCCTGTCCGCTTTCTCATTCGATTGCCCTCAGGACATCTCTGATCATCGCGATTCCGGAATCAAGCGAGACATTGATCTCACGAGATCCGCCTCCGTCATAGGTGGCGATGACACGCTGCTCATCAGGACCGATCTCTTTGTATTCCAGAGCTTCAAGATCTGCCTGGTCTCTTGTCAGCTGGAGAGCTGAGCAAAGTGAATCGAGAATAAGTTGCTTGTTTTCCATTTATAAATCCCTCCTGTTTGCTAATTGTTTACTCGATAGGCTAAAAAAATAGCTTGTCAGCGCTCGTGTGGAAAAATCTGGCCAGCTTGAGCATCGTGTCATAGCTCGGTTTTATCTGATCAGATTCGAGCTTGCTGATCGCCATGACCGACAAGCCCACAGCCTGCGCCACTTCTGCCTGTGAGCGATCGCCACGAGCATATCTCAGGCGATCGCCTACACTCATGACTTCCTTCTCATCCATCCGGTGGCACCTCCTCTCTGTTGGTTTGCTTATTGCTTACTCGACAAGTATAAACCAATGGTTTATAATATGTCAAGGAGGAATTTTCAAAAAGTTTACAAGGAGGATAACAATATGAAATTTGGCGATGTTGTGAGAAATCTCCGGCTTGAAAGAGGCTGGTCCCAACAGGAGCTCGCGGACAAGATCGGCATCACCAAGATGACGGTCTCCCAATATGAGACCGGAAAGCGGAATCCAAGCTTTGACCGCATCGAGCTGATCGCGGATGCCTTCCATGTTGACATGAATTATCTGCTTGGATTTACGGACAAGATCAATCGCCCTGCAGGAGATCAAACCGATGACAAGGCCACGAATAAATATCTCGCTGTGGATCTCATTGAGATAGATCTGGTGAATGCCTGGAGACATGCAGACGAACAGACAAAGCGCATTGTGGCCTATGCCTTAAAGATTGGAGATATGAAATGAATGGAGTGATTTATGCCCGATATTCTGCAGGGCCGAATCAGACCGATCAGAGCATTGAGGGACAGGTGGCAGATTGCCGGGCCTATGCTGAGGCCAATGGCATTCAGATCGTGGAGATCTATGCTGACCACCACATCTCTGGAAAGAGCCTGGAAGGCCGTGACGAATTCAAGCGGATGCTCTACGATGCGGAGCATCACCGCTTTGATTGTGTTATCGTGTGGAAGATCGACCGCTTTGGCCGAGATAGATATGATATTGCGAATTGCAAGATGAAGCTTAAGCGTGCCGGAGTAGAGCTCCGCTATGCCAAGGAATCTGTGCCGGATGGTCCTGAGGGGATCATCCTAGAGAGCGTCCTGGAAGGATTGGCGGAATATTACTCTGCAGATCTTCGCCAGAAGGTCACCAGAGGCATCAAGGAAAGCGCCAAGAAGGGAATCTATTGCGGAGGATCCATCCCTGTCGGATATAAGCTGGATGAAGCCAGGCATGTGATAATAGATGAGCCAGCAGCAGCAGGTGTCCGTGAGGCCTTCCAGATGCATATTGAAGGAGCCAAGATCAAGGACATCCTTGCCATGTTCAAGCGCCGAGGGATAAAGACAAGCCGTGGATCGGATGTCTCTCCCGGAGTGCTCCATCGTATGCTGCACAATGATCGATATATTGGCTCGTGGGAGCTCGCAGGAGTCCCTCTGAGCGTCCCTGGGATAGTCAGTGAGGAAATATTCATGGAAGCACAAAAACACTTCAAAACGAGCCGAAATAATGC